TAAACATACTACTAAACTTCATTCTGAGTCTATCTACAAATCTTGAGAACTTAACCTCATCTCTAGATATCTCAGTTGTCCTACCTAAAGAGAAACCACTTTCAGTTTCTAACCTAGAGATAGGTACATTTAAACTTCTGAACAGTTTTCTTTGGAAGTATATAATATCTTCTATTTCACCTAGGTTCTGACCGCCAGGCAAGGTGGTAATCTCTGTTCCTCTTCCACCTTCTCTTCTTGGTAACCAGAAATCTTCCAACATACTCATATGTTTTCTATCATCTCTGACTTCACCTGTATCTGCATTGTAGACTAGTTTATTTTTATATCTAGTCATAGTATCTGCAAGATACTGTTCTGCTTTTGCCTTCGGAAGATTACCTACATCAATGTAGAATATTCTTCTTTCTGGAGCTCTTGATATTCTGTAAATAACAAGTGCATCTTCCATCATTCTTAATTGGTTAGCTGCTTTCAATCCTTTGTGCATATAACCGATGATGTTTCGTCTGTTTGCATCCATCATTCCAGAGGTAGTGTAAACAACTGCATCTGGTGATATCATAAGGGTCTGACCACCCTGTCCACCATAGGACTGGTTTTTCTCAAAACCACTTTGATTATAAGTGTAGAACTCTTTTACTTTGTCTACAATTTCTACACCATTCTTATCTTTTTTCTTACTAACTTCTCTGACCTTTTTCATTTGAAGAGGGTCAATCATTCTTAATCCAACGATACCTTTTTTAGGACTCTTTGGGTCAACTAGTAAGTGGAAGTACATTCTTCCATCTACATACCACTTTCTGAATATTTCAGAAGAGGTCTGGTTGAATCTCAAAAGTCTTAAGACCTCTGAGAATTCATCCCTAACCTTGGATTTAATTGAATCTGAAAGTTTAGTTGCATCTAGATTGATACCAACCTGTGCATCTAAATCATTAGAGGAGATTGCTTCTTGAACGATATCGTCAATTGCCATATCAACCTCTGGTATCAATGACATTGTTCGGTATCTTAGAATTAAGTCTTGTTCAGACTTAACTCCACCTTCCATGTCTACGAATGTCCCTTGGGCCATTCCACCACCTATTGCATAACCACCTTGCCCAACTTCTAAAACTTGAGCTCCATCGTCATTAATAGGGGCAACAAAGGATGGTGCTAATTCCTCTGCGTCTTTCCTCTTTATTTCAAATCCAAATATTTCCATAATATATATTTATAACACTAAAGAAGGAACTCTAATTAAAGAGTTCTTTCCCAGTGAGAATAACTGAATGTTACATCAAAAACTTGTATCTCATCACTAGTGTCATATGATAAATCAATCTGACCTAATGTTTGAGGGTACATATTATACAACTCATATGTTGCAATAATACTGTCATCCCTATTTAATTGAGATATAGTTGCTCTTGAAGCTAGATATTCTAGGTCTGTTGCACCAACACCACTATCTAACTCCTGTATGCTTTCCATCCATTGTTCACATGCTGTTCTAGCAGTGAAGTTTACATCGTTAATTACTGTAACTGTCCAATCTTCGAAAGTTCTATCCCCAGCTATTTTGAGTTTATGTCCTCTAAATGGGACTTCAACTACTGGAAGGGTAGAGCCAGGAATTGCGGCAGTTTTGCACATAAATTCTATGTTCTCACCCATTTGAGGAATGTAGACCTTGAACCTGTTGGAACGAACTCCACCAGCAATCAACTGTGACTTAAATTCATCTATAGTTGCCATGTCTTACTCCTTAGTTTCCATATTGGGTATTAGTTGCACCATACACTTCTTCGAATTCTACACCAGACCTAGCTGCAACAAAGTTTAGTGTGATGAAGTTGATACTTCTATTAGGTTTAACGAAAATAGACGCTTGGAATTGATTTGCATCCACAATTGCTTGTGAATTGTTTGTGTCATCACAAACAACTTGGAAATCTACTATTCCTCGTCTTCCTTTTACTTGTCTCAAGAAAGGTTCAATCGTTGCTCTAAATTGAGCTCTTGTAAATGCATCGTTAAATTCGAATAATTGGAATTTAGCTGCAGTTGCGATTGCTTTCTCCATGACAATGAATAATCTTCTAACATTAATTCTATCAAATGCACTTGCACTTGAAAGTAAAGTTTTATCTCCAAACAATACAGTCCCTTCGCCAGGGAAAGTTACCATTGGATTAACTCTCTTCTTATATAGTGCATCTCTTTCTGCTTGATTAGGATTAAAGGATAATTTAGTAATACCTAAAATTTGTCCTCTACTAAATCCTGCTGGTGAGAACCATGCATCCCTATCGGAATCGGTTCTTGCCATTACACCTGCTGTATGTGAACAAGAAGGTATGTAACAGTAATTATCAGTGTACTTATCGTACTGATAACACCATGCACTATCCATTACTGCATATGAACTTGAAGTTAATGTTTCTGCAAATGCAATAACACTTGTTGACTCACTTCCACTGTTGTTTACACAATCAGCTTTACGAGGTGAAATGACTGCCATGCAGTCTTTTCGTGCTTCACATAATGCAATTAAATTATTTGCTTGAGTTGTTGCTTCAGCAAGTGTAGATACTACACTACCAGATGCATACCCATCGAGTGGGCCTGCAATTATAAAGTCAACATCTTGAGTTTCAGCATCACCAAAATGTGTGGTGTTTGCTGTGTTTTTTGCTCCAGAAGATAAAGGATACCCATCTATACCATGTGACAACGACCCACCTAAAGGTAAGGTATGTTGTACAAAAGCTGCTCCAGCAACTGCAAATGTGTTTCCTGCTTCTGATGTAGTCGAATCGTGGTTTGTCCAGAAAATGTAATTAGAGTTATATCTTAGTTTATCAACATAGTAATTAGAGTTACCTTCTGAATCTTTAGCATCTGATGCTTGTGAAAGACCTTCAAATACTTCTAAGATTTCGCCAGGTATACCTGTAATCTTACCATCTTCATCAATAACAATAACATGCACTTCATCTAAAGATGAACTGTTTGCAAGTGCATCTGGACTAGAGCCAGGAGCTTTAGTAAAGTTACTTGCAAATTCCCACCCTCTAGCAATGTTTGAACCATTAGTTGGTACAACTTGTAGTCCTTGAGAACTATCTGAGTTTAAGTGGAATGTTATATCATTTGATGATATTGCTGATATTTTGTATACATCTGCTGAATTAGCAAAAGCAATTAAGTCACCAACCACAAATTTAGTACCATCTGCGACAGTAATTTGTGTATGACCTACTGAAATACTACTATCGGAAACAGTAGTAACAGAAGCTTGCGAAAATGCATTAGCACTTGTACACATAGATATTTTTAAACTATTACCAAGAGACCCAGCACATCTTGCTGAAAATAATCCAGCACTACCAGCTGCACTACCAGAATGGTAGTTTGACTCATAGTAATGTGTAGAGTTTTTAATTAGTATACCAGCTGAACCTGTTGTGGCATTAAGCATTTGCCCAGTTTGACCTGCGGCAATACCATTAGATGCACGAACTACTTTTAAATTATTTCCATACTTTAAAAAGTTTGCAGCTGAATAAAAGTGTTCTTTCTTACTCAAAACAGTATTGTAGCCATCACTACCTGCTTCTTTAGGTTCTCCAAACACTCCTACCAATTCCTTCTCGGATGTTATAGTTCTAACTTCATCAACTGGGCCCCAACTAAATTCACCAGCGAATGCACCAATACTTGATGAAACTGCTGGAACTACATTTGTAACATCGATTTCTCTGACTTGTACGCCAGGTGATACTTGAAATGCCATTTTAGTTTTCTCCCATAAAAAGTTTATTTCTATTCTGACAGAACCACATTAATTGTTGTTCGTCCATAGTATTTAGTATTTCTTTGATTTTAAAAAGTCCCATAACTGTCATCATTATCCACAACTGTCCAAACATCTCCACCTTCTTTGAACATATCTCCACCTTTACCAGTACCTATAATACCTATTGGGACTATATCGTCTTCAATTTCTTTTTGTTTTTCTGCATATAACATAGATTTTAAGTCTGCACTTGACATATCTTTAAACAATGGTGTACTAACAAACCATGCAAACATAACACAATTCATTACCATATCGTCATGACAACCACCATCTGCTTGCCAAGATTGTCCTTTTGATACAAAAGTTGCAAACTCTTGGATAGTGTCTGAGTCTCTTATATAGAGTTTATGTTCTTCCATTATCTCTCTAAGAGCTGCACATCCCTGTGCTTTGACCTTCTTGGTCATTCTAACTCCTATTCCATCTGCTTTTACAGAACTAGTCATGAACATATTTTCATACTCTAATTCGTAATATAACTCTCTACATACCATTGTACCTTGATTATTATTCTCTACGATAATAAGTGCATCGTTATATAACTTACCATATTTTGCACATACATCTGGTAATAACATAGGAGATATCATATTATCCCTAAATGTACATACTTGTTCAAACATATTACCATCATGTATATCAAATATAGTAAATGTTGAATAGTCTAATCCTTTACCTTCTGCAACATCAACACACATTATATACTCATGATGTGGTTTAGGTTTTTTATAAACCCTACATTGACCATATAATTCTTGAGGATTTTCAGACATTAGTCCTAAAATTACATTAGATGGTATTAATGTTCTCCCTGTTCCTAAAAAGGAATTACCAAATTCTTGTTCAAACTGCAACTCAGATGTATTTGCAATGGTAGTTTCTTTCCACCTTTCATCTCTGCCTGGCACATCATTCCAGTTAACTTGGTAGTTTGCAAACTCATTTGACCCTGTAACTGAGGATTCCCAGATACGATGGAACATATTACCTACTCCATTTGCAGTAGATGTAATAATAACCTTCGAGTTTTTACCAGATGTAATTACTGGATATGTACCAGTATAAAATGGTTCTGCATTTTCTACAAAGGCAAACTCATCAAGATAAAGAAGGTTAACAGATAAACCACGAATCGATGATGTAGTAGTTGCTGATGCAAGTATTCTAGAATTGTTTTCAAAATCAATACTTCCTTTGTTTAGTGCTTTAGTGCCTGGCTGTAAAAAGAATGGTACATTTTCCAACATGGTTGTTATACGAGATAACATTTCTCTTGCAGTGGCTCCTTTGTTTGCCAATATGGCAACTGTTTGTTCTGGATGGAACAAGAGATACCATAAGAGATAGGCACATACTGTGATTGACTTTCCAGATTGTCTACAGGCAAGGACAATGTTAAACCTGTTATCATTAAAGTGATTAATAAGATTTTCTTGATATTCATAGAGTTTAAATGGTACTAACCCCTCATCTAGTGATATAATTTTTATGTATTTGGATATAAAATAAGCTGGGTCACGAGTACATCTTAAATACTCTTGAACCTTTTGGTCATCCCATTCTTCGGCAACCCCACTTCTTTTTACTTGGGAATTACCTAGATATCCTTCATTCTTCGGTTTCGGCATTCTGTTTCTTTAATAGTTTCTGTAATTCAGCAGTAGACCCTACAAACAAGTTTTGATTTGTTGTTTGATGTTTGGGTTTATCATCTTCTAAATCGTCCATCATCTTTTGTATTTGTAATAACTTTTCAGATGTTTCGGATACTGTTTTAATTAATTGTCCTGCGACCTCATAGGTTCGTGGATGTTCACTTTCTTTTGCAAGGTCTAAGATTCCTTCAATAGCATCTTGACCCCTCTCTACGAGTCCATACAGCGTGTTTCTGGTGTATTTATAGTCAACCTGTTGTT